CTTTCATTCGCCTGAGCAGACATGGCGTTCGACAGTGTTACTTGCGACTGTCTTGGGGACTCTTCTTGCTCAAAATCGTTCTCTAAACCAAACTTAGAACGAAGTTTACCTAAACTTAGTAGCTTTTCAGCTTCTTCTTCTAGATAATTTTCAACAGCTTCGGCAGCTTCTTCTATGTCTAAGATTCTACCAGTGTCGTTGTAATGCTCTTCAATAACGTCATAAATAATATCATTCGCTTCGTTTGCTTGTATTAGTTCATACTTATCTGAATTAGATTCAACAAAGTCTTCTATCTCGTTTTGAAAACCTCTTTGAATATCATCATACCGTCTTTGTTCATCACTTCTTTCTTTTTCTAAAAGTCTGTTTTCTAACTCTTCAAACTTCTTTTTATAACCACCTTCTAATTCTTCACGCATTAATCGCATTTGCATTTCTGGAGTAAGTTTTCCATCATTCAATGCTAGCTCAGTT